TAGCAAGACCATATGTGTTTGAACCAAATGATAAAATCACAAGAGATGAAATCAAGGCTCAAGCAGAAAGTTTATTGTTAGAGTTAGTTGGTAACAGAGCAATCTTTGATTTCTTAGTTGTGTGTGACGAAACAAACAACACTCCAACTAGAATAGATAGAAACGAGTTGTACTTGGATATTGCGATTGAACCAGTCAAAGCAGTTGAGTTTATCTACGTACCATTGAGATTAAAAAATACTGGCGAAATAGCAGGATTATAATAAGATAAATATTATAGGAGAAACAAATGAGTATATCTACACTATCAAAAATTACAGTACCACTGGATAGTAGCCAAAGTGCTTCTAACCAAGGCTTGTTAATGCCTAAACTACAATATCGTTTTAGAGTGAGTTTAGAAAACTTTGGTGTATCTACACCAACAACAGAATTAACAAAGCAGGTTGTAGATATAACAAGACCTAATTTATCGTTTGAAACAACAACTATAGATGTGTACAACTCAAAAGTTTATCTAGCAGGTAAACACACTTGGGAAACAGTTACATTAACTTTAAGAGAAGATGTATCTAACAACGTACAGAAATTAGTTGGTGAACAACTTCAGAAACAATTTGATTTCTTTGAACAATCAGCGGCGGCTTCAGGTAGCGATTACAAATTTGTAACTAGAATAGAAATTACAGATGGTGGTAACGGTGCTAATGCAGTTGGTGTTTTAGAAACATTTGAATTATACGGTTGCTACATTGAGTCAGCAAACTATAATCAGTTAGCATATGGTACAAGTGATCCTGTAACAGTAACGTTACAAATGAGATACGATAATGCTATCCAAACTCCACAAGGAACAGGTGTTGGAACTGCTGTAGGCAGAACTGTAAACACACTAATTACAGGCGGCGGTCAGTAATTTTTATTTGCATTTATAAATTTAAAAGGGGGCTTCGGCCCCTTTTTTGTTTTTAAAACACCACATTTCTCATAACATAAATACTGTATATGGCAAATTTACTCAAAGGTTTTTTAGATAATCTAGGAAAAGGTGTACTTAATCCTAAAGGTAACCTTGGTGATTTTGCTCATGGTGCCAGATTATATGTAGATGACAGTTTCCGTTTAGCACCCAAACAAAAATTTTTATATCACTGTGTATTCAATTTAGATCCATCTGTATCAAAAATAAGTGATCCACCGATCAAGAATCACCAACGTGAGTTGAATATGTTGGTTAAAAATGTTGACTTACCTAAATATTCTGTAGACATGGTAACTGTTCAACAATATAATAAGAAAAGAAACATACAAACAAAAATTACATATGATCCAGTTACAATAGTTTTTCATGATGACAACTATGGAGTAACCACTGCACTTTGGGAAACTTACTATAGATACTACTACAAAGATGGTAACCATGGTGGTAAAGATACAGCAGGCAATCCTACAACTTCCACACAAAGAGCATACAACAGAGGTTCAGCATACGAAGGAGCAAAGTTTAATCAAACACAATTTGGTTTGGACAACAACATTCCTATAGCAAACTTTTTTACAAGCATACAAATTTATCAACTTGCAAGAAAGACTTATACCTGTTATACACTTGTTAATCCATTGATACAACAATGGCAACATGACACATTAAACAATCAACAAAGCGATGTAATGTCAAATCAGATGGTTGTTCAATATGAAGCAGTATTTTATTCAAGAGGCAGAGTTTCTGCCAATGGAGCACCACAAGGCTTTGGTGAAGAACACTATGATAAAACTCCTTCACCTAACAGTTTATTAGGTGGTGGTTCAACAAGTTTACTTGGTGACGGTGGTATACTTACAGGTTTATTTGGCGCAGGTGATGGACCAAACACTTACATTGGAAGTCAATTAGGTGCAGGTAGAAGAGGAATAACTTTAGCATCAATAATTACAACAGCCAATAGAATTAAAAATGCAAAAAAATTATCTAAAGAAGGATTACGTCAAGAAGGTTTTAATATTTTGACAGGTGCTATCGGACGTATAGGTGGCACAGCAGATAGTTCGTACGGAGTACCAAACACATTTATAGGTAGAAGTGCAACTAATATAGGAAAAGGTTTAAAGAAAGGTTTAACATTCGCAAAGAAAAGACTATAACATATGACAAGTTTACCAAAACAAACCAATGACAGTTCAGCACCAGTCAAAGATTTCTTTGACAATTATTTCAATGAGCCTTTAAGTTTTCCATCTAATGATGTTGACGCAGTGGTAGGCTTTTTTGAATCAAGAGGTTTTGAAAAAACATCAAGTATAAACACAGCGGCAGTAATTTTAAAACAAGCAAAAATAGACAATGTAAAAGTTTTTGAGTTACTTGATAGTTTAAAAGGTTTAGACAAAGTACAATTAAGTTACATAGTTACAGAAGTTTTAAACAACAGCAGATCATTAACATCATCTCTTGGTTACAAAGTAGAATCACCTACAAACTTATCTGAAAAAAGAAACATAATGGTATAAGCCATGAAAAAATTTGCATCAGGTAGATTCAGTATGAAAAACCCTGACAAATATGTTGGCGGTAGAACTCCTTTGTATAGAAGCAGTTGGGAGTTTGCATTTATGAAATTTTGTGATGAAAGTCCTAGCATCAGCAAATGGGCCAGTGAATCAATAAAAATTCCATATAGACATCCTTTCACAGGACAGTACACAATTTACATTCCAGATTTTTTTATTGCATACGTTGACAAAAACGGAAAACCACACGCAGAAGTAATAGAAATAAAACCTGAAAATCAAACTCTTGTTGAAAAAGCAAAAGGCAGAATGAATCAAGGTCAACTTATTGTCAACAAAGCCAAATGGCAGAGTGCCCAAGCATGGTGTAAGAACAAAGGTTTGCGTTTTAGAATAGTAAACGAAAAAGACCTGTTCCATCAGGGCAAGAGAAGATAATCTAGATAAATACGTACATTATGAAAAGACTAGATATAAGCGATCAAACGGCAATCAGTATGCCAATGAAAAACTTGATAGCCATTGTGTCAGCAGTGGCAGTTGGTGTATGGGCATATTTTGGTGTTATTGAAAGACTGAACAAGTTAGAAACGCAAACAGTTTTGATAGAAAAAGACGTGACTGCTGAAGATGAGAGACTACACAACGAAGTTAAACAAAATACAGAGTTTAGAATAAAATATCCAAGAGGTGAATTAGGTCAAAGTTCCCAGGATATTGAACAATTCATGTTGATTGAGGATCTTTATAAATCAGTGGACAGAATGCAACAGCATCTAGATGACATGGCTAACAACAAAATTAATATTGAGTTCTTAACAAAACAATTAGAGAAGGCTCAAGAAAATATTGAAAAATTAAAAGATGCTGACAGAGAAATTGTTTACAAAAACGGTAACGGTCATTAATGTTTAAGATGTTTGCAATCATCTGTTTTGCAACAGTCTTAGATTGTAAAACAATGTACGAAGACCCGCCAAGAACATTTGAAACAAAACAAGAATGTTTAGCGGCGGCTGTTGTTAAAGAAGCAACAACAAGAGAACAGTTAACAGATGAAGAAGGTTTTTTGATTGTTGAACATTTAGAAGTGGGTTGTGAAAGGAACGAAACGATATGATAGAATCAGTTGTAGCCTTATTAATGTTTGTGAATGGTGAGATTAAAGAACACCGTATTCAGGACAACATGGCAAAATGCCTTAGAGGTAAAAGACAAGCCGAGAGACAATACAGTGCCAGTGTAAAATATCAATGTTGGAAAGGCGATGCCGAAACAGAGATATACATGGGCGAGAAGTCGATCAAAGCGATTATATTAAAATAATGGACAAACTTGTTTTTTGGATAATAGTAATTGGTATATCAGCCTATCTTGGCATATACGTTTGGTAACAACCAATAAATATTTCCATCACAGTTATGACAAAAAAATTAGAAGAACTATTAAATTTGCCTGAATCTCAGGAAATAGTGCAAGAAGAACAAGCAAAGTCAGAAGCACAGGACAAACAGCAAGAACAAAAAGCCAAATCCATACAAGCACAAAAAAACACAATGCGTGATATTGCAGAGTTTGATAAAATTGCGGCGGCATTGCCTAAGGTTGACGGACTGGGTGAAATGGGCGATACAGAATTAGATGATATTTCAAACAGAGCCAGCACTGCATACGAGGATTTAATGGACTTGGGTATGAATGTTGAAAGCAGATACTCTGCACGTATATTTGAGGTTGCAGGGCAGATGCTTAAGACTAATTTAGAGGCTAAAACTGCAAAATTAGACAAGAAACTTAAAATGGTTGAATTACAACTTAAAAAGCAGAAACAAGACCAGAAATCGGGCGATGCGGACTCTAATGTGATATCTGGCGAAGGATATGTGGTTTCAGACCGTAATAGTTTAATCGAGAAACTTAAAAAACTGGATAAATATAACAAAGACGGGAACAATGACAACGATGACAAGTAGATTACAAGAAATATTAACTGAAAGCAAGAAGACATACCCATTCAAAATAGGTATTGTTGGTGCTCCTAAAGACATAGATGTTGCACAATTAGAAACTGCACTACAAAAGTTTGTGGTTGAAAAAATGAGTGCTGGTAAAAAGACACCTATTCAAAAGAGACCATTAGACTTTCCTCAATTAGAAAATACAGAAGTTACATATTTTGATGTTGAATTAGGTTACCCAACAACAGCATACGGATTACAACAATACATTAAAAATTGTTGTGGTATTCAAGAGAGTCATTTGATTGTGAGAAATCCAAATGAACCACAAGAAGAATATCAAGAAGAAAAATCAGATGCTCCATATGAAGCAAAATTAAATTCACCATACGAAGACAGCAAAGATGAACAAAAGAGTGGTGGAAATAATAGAGTAATGGACCTATTAAAAGAACTTGAAAAAGAAAGAAAAGAAAGACAAGCACCCGATGCCGCAGGTGATATCAAAGCACCAAAAGACGGTGGCACAACATCTAAAGTAGATGATGGCAATAAAACTTCACCTATCTCTGGCAAGGCGAAAGGTAAATAATTATATGGACATTAGAGATTTTTTAAGAAAAGTAGATAGTATTCAAAACAAAGAGCAGATGAAAGAAGACGTGAAAAGAATACACGTTAAAGAAGCATCGCAAGTTATGTTATATGGTGACACACCAGAAGATATGAATGCTATTGCACAGATTTTTAAAAATGCAGGAGTAACTCCTCCAGCACCAGCACCAGTTGAAGGTCCTAAGCCAGAAGCAGAAGAAGTTGCGGCAACTGAAGAAGTTCCGGGCAAAGCATCAACAACTCCAAATCCAACATACAAAGATACAAGGTACATGACAAAAGATTTGTCAGGCGGTGCAAACGGTCCTAAAAAAATGTACAAAAAAGAATATCCTGGAGACAATCCAATGGCAGTAGAGCAAGAAGATAAAACATCTTCAATCAAAGAAGAACTACAAAAAGCATACCAGGACTTCAAAAAAAAAGACTAGAACGTAAACTTACCAAACCAGAAAAGAAAAAAGCAGACTTTTACAAAAAAAAGTTTGACAAAAAAGGTCTGAAAAAAGACTTTAAGAAACGTTATGGCAAAGAAGGCGATGCTGTAATGTATGCTACCATTAATAAAATGGCAAAGAAGAACGCTTAATCACAAATAATTTACACCACCCTTTTACCCTATAAGTACACTATATGACTGAAGTGAATGCAGAAATAATTACACCTTTTGGACCATCAATTTTTAAAGTTAAGATACCAAAACAAATTGTTGATGATCTTAATCAATATGTAGACAATACTGTCGCAGATGAAACAAAAGCAAATAAATTAAATCATGGTAATCAACTTATAGGTGACGTGACACAGGAATTTAAACTAGAAGAAGAATTTATGAAGCAAGTAGGTTGGTTAGGATTTTTAGGAAACTGCACATCAAATTGGATACAAAATGTAACAGGCAAGAAAATAAAAAATTTTGCACTTATAGATTCATGGATTGTAAGACAATTTGAAAATGAATACAATCCAATACATTATCATACAGGACATATATCAGGAGCAGGTTTTCTAAAATTACCATCAACGTTTGGTACACACGTGCAAAGAAAAGAGAAGGAAGAAAAAGATTATTTCGGCGGTACATTAAACCTAGTACATGGTCAAAAATCATTTTTGTCTGAATCAGTATTTTCTATTAAACCTGAAGTAGGATATTTTTATTTTTTCCCACACTATTTGATGCACACTGTATATCCATTTAAAGATACATCTGAAGAAAGAAGATCGATATCGTTCAATGCAAAGATAGATAATGAAATTTTTGAAATGCTTTAGAAAGCAAGATAAGTACAATATATGAGTAATAAAAGTTTAGACGGTGTATTAACAAAAAAAGCACACCAACGTGAAAGATTTACAGAAGAGCAAATAGCGGATCTTGCCTCTTGTTCACATCCTAAAACTGGATTTGAATATTTTGCAAAGAAATATTTTTTTATACAACACCCTGTAAAAGGTAAATGTTTGTTTGAACCTTTTGAATATCAACAAAGATTACTCCACAGTTATCACGATCATAGATTTAATATTAATATGTTACCAAGACAAAGTGGTAAGACAACCACAGCGGCTTGTTACCTTTTATGGTATGCAATGTTTCATCCAGATCAAACAATTCTTATTGCGGCACACAAATACACAGGTGCACAAGAGATTATGCAACGTATAAGATACGGTTATGAACTTTGTCCTGACTTTGTAAGAGCAGGTGTAATCAACTACAACAAAGGTTCAATGGAGTTTGAAAACGGATCACGTATTGTTAGTGCCACAACAACTGGTAACACAGGTAGAGGTATGTCTATTTCACTTTTATACTGTGATGAGTTTGCATTTGTGAATCCAGGAATAGCACAAGAGTTTTGGACTTCTATTTCACCCACACTTGCAACAGGTGGTCGTGCAATTATTACATCAACACCAAACTCTGATGAAGATGTTTTTGCAACAATATGGAGAGAAAGTCAAAACAAATTTGATGAACATGGCAATGAACAAGAATTAGGTATAAATGGATTTCACGGATTTACAGCAAGTTGGGACGAACATCCAGATAGAGATGAAGATTGGAAAAAACAAGAACTTGGTCGTATTGGTGAAGAAAGATTTAGACGTGAGTACGGTTGCGAATTTTTAGTATTTGACGAGACACTAGTAAACAGTATGGTACTGTCTACTCTGGAAGGTGTAGAACCTAAAATCAACATGGGACAAACACGTTGGTACAAAAAGATGGATCCACAAAAAACATATGTGGTTGCTTTAGATCCTGCTATGGGTACTGGTGGCGACAATGCGGCAATACAAGTTTTAGAATTACCAACTTTTGAACAAGTTGCTGAGTGGAAACATAACACAACACCTGTGCCACAACAAGTAAGAATACTTAAAGACATCTGTAATCATATCAAAGATGAAACACAAAGTTCAGGTTCAAACATTTATTGGAGCGTTGAAAACAACACCATTGGAGAGTCAGCACTGTTAGTAATCAATGACTTTGGAGAAGACCAAATACCAGGTATGTTTGTGAGTGAACCTATTAGAAAAGGTCACATTAGAAAGTTCAGAAAAGGATTCAACACCACACACAAAACAAAAATCAGTGCCTGTTCAAGATTAAAAAACATGATTGAAAAAGGCAAGTTGAAAATATACAGCAAACCACTTATAAGCGAATTAAAAGCATTTGTGGCATCAGGATCATCATACAAAGCCAAGTCTGGAGAACATGACGATCTAGTGAGTGCTATGCTGTTGGCAATGCGTATTATTGCTGTATTGAAAGATTGGGATCCTAAAGTGTACACATCATTCAGTCAAGCAGACGAAGATACTGCTGACAAGGTAATGCCAATGCCTATCTTTGTAAGCCACTAACAGATAAATACCTTATATGAACCTTAGTATTATAGCAAAAGACCTTTTTAACAAGATCAGAGGGCAATTTCCTTCAGTACAGTTAGGTGATTCTCAGGGCACAATTACTAAAAAACCTGAAGAAGCAAGGTTTTTTGACTTTGATTTCAACCATGGTGGAAACACCCTTGGAAAGGTAAGTATTAGTATTAGTGAAGAAGATGGTCTTGTGGTACTACATAACAAAGACTTCACAGAAGGCACAGACGAGGCAGTAAAAAATGCTTGGTACGGTTTCTTAAAAGAAATGGGCCAGTTTGCAAAAGCAAGAGTGCTTGGGTTTGATACTAGAGATATCACAAAAAGCAATCTTGAAAAAAGAGATTATGAATTTTTAGGAAAAGAGAAAGAGGTAGAACAAGTGAGCGAATCAAATTTATACGGAACAACAAAAACTAGTTTTCAATCTGTAGGTGAAGCACGTTTAGTGATAAAGCATTCAGCACCAGTTGACCAAACAGTTGCAGGTGGCAGATCTCACAAAATAGAATCTATCTTTATTGAATCAAGTGCAGGCGAAAGATTCAAATATCCAATCAAACATTTAAATGGTGCAAGAGCAATGGCACGTCACGTGTCAGAAGGTGGCAATCCATTTGATTCATTTGGTAAACACATCATTGGTTTATCAGAAGAATTAAGCAAATTAAGATCATTTAAAACTTACATTAATAGATCCAATGTAATGGCAGAAGGATTAAAAGAATATCAATCAATTGTAGATGAAAGAATTGACACAATTAAAAACGAATGTCAAAAATTACAAAGAGCAACTGCATACAAAGAAACTTTTGAAAATTTTAAAGAGTCAACATTAGAAGAAGTTCCAGAAGACATCAAAAAGAATTGGATAGACGAATTAACAATCAAAACATTCAAAGAAGAATTACAAGATGTATTTCCATACATATACAAATTAGTTACAGAAAAAACTGCTGTACAATCACTAGATCCAGAATCATTTGAAGCACATGGTTATCAAGGTGGCACTGAACCTAGAAAATATGAATATGATTTAGTAGGTGACTTTGAACCTGAAAAAGCAGTTACAGATAAAGATGCAATGGATGTAAAAGAATTGTTAAACAAAGCAGGTATTGAAGCAGATGTACAACCAAACGAAATGCGTTATCAAGGAATTGTAATTCACACAGATGCTCCAAGAGATGCAGTAGAAAAAGTTTTGGGTGGCATGATAGAAACTTTAAACACAGCAGATTCATTCAACGAATTCGAAGATGCAATGGAATCTATTGTTGCAGAAGACAATGAATTATTTTCAAATGATCCAGAAGAAAAAGATCAAGCAATCAAAAGATTAAATGCATTAATGGCAAAACATTTTCCTGTAGGTGTTAACGGCACTAACGGTATTGAAAGTCTAGCAGGTATAATTGATGATGAAGAATTCAATGATTCTATCAGAAATGCAAGTAAAGAAAACAGCGATGCTTGTTTGCGTCCAATGATTATGGATTATGTAATGAAAAGAGATCCACAAGTGGCAACAAGATTAGACACAGGTGACATGGACAACGAACCTAAAAATGAAGAAAAAGGCAAAAGGTCAGGTGTAGAAATAACTCCAGAACTGAAAGAAAAAGTTCAAGCATGGTGGGACAAATGGAACCAAAACAAATACGAAGCCGGCAATGGTAACACAATGGCAGAAGGATATTTACAATATTATATGAACACTGGCATCGGCACAGACTTTTTTAATGCAGATGAATACATCGCTGTCCAAAAAGAAATGGGAATATTTGGGGACGAAGACAGAGATGCTGAATATGAATTAGGCGCTGAGAAATTAATGAAAAAAATGCCATTGACAAGACAATGCGAAGATGAGATAGAAGCAATTACAGGCAAAGCGGGTGAAGACAGTGCTAGAATAGTACAGGATGTGGTAAAATATTTCATTGAAAAAGAAAGTACTGTAAAAGAAATGGGTGATGCTGAAACTGAAATATCAGATGGTATTTTTGTTGTGCAACGTGGTGATAATGCAGATGGCGTTTCTGATGAAGACCCTTATGTGGTAGGCGAACTTTATGCTGACCCGGAACTTTCAGCCGAGGACATACAAAAAACACTTCAAGATTATGTACAAAGTAAAAATTTAGCACCAAAGGTTGATTTCCGTCCAGATGATTCGGGATCTTCAGTGATAGACGGTAAAGCATACAGAGGCGAAGTAGTAATGAATTGGCTAGGTGGTAAACCAATAACAAAAAAGTCAACTTTTTATAAAGCACCACACGAAGCAATAACATTTGAAGACATTAAACCTTATGTGTCAATGTACAAAGGTGACGATGGTAAGACTGTGTTTGATGTGCTTAACAAAGACGGTGATTCAGTTAAAAAATTTAGTGATGCAAAAGCGGCAATGGAATACTTGCACAAAAATTTTGATGCATTAAGAAAAGGTGAAGTACAAAAAGAAAATCCTGAAGCAAATCAAGATATGTCAATGGATTATGAATTCACAGGTGACGATGGCGAAATGGCATACGGCACACTACACTACAAAGTTGTAAATGGACAAGTCGACCCTAACAGTTTAAGAGGTGAATCAGAATACAATGGTAATCATAAAGTGGATGATGAATTTGCAACAGACATGGTCAAGCCAGGTGGCTCTGATCACGAAGATGCACTTCAAGCCGCACAAGATGATTATGATTATGAATCAGACAGAATGCGTTCAAAATTTGAAAAAGCAGATGATGTCGTTGCAGATAAATCAACTGAAGTAGAAGAATTTGTAAAAAGTTTCTATGACTACACAAATAACCAATTTCCAAAAGGTGAAACAGCAGTTATCACAGCAGTAGAAAAGAAATTCGGTGACGCTCAAATCAAAACAGCACAAGAAGCCATTGCTAAATTAATGTCTGACAAAGATCCTAAAATGAGCAGAATTAAAAAATTGGCAGGCATCCAGTAATAAACTTTACCATTTCCGATTGACTAAATAGTAATATTAGTATATATTTGACAATATGTTTGTCTTGTGCTATACTAATATAAACAGGCACATAATAATAACAGGCAATATAGGAGGCTAAACATTATGGCAACATTAGCAGAAATAAGAGCGAAACTGAAAGAACAAGAAACAAAAACAGGCGGCTCTTCAAGAACAGGCGGAGACAACGCCATTTACCCATTTTGGAATCTAAAAGAAGGAGAACAGGCAACTGTTCGTTTCTTGCCAGATGGCGACAAAGAAAACACTTTTTTCTGGAAAGAGAGATTGATGATCAAACTTCCTTTCGCAGGAGTAAAAGGTGATACTGATTCAAGACCAACAACAGTACAAGTACCATGTATGGAAATGTATGGTGAAACTTGTCCAATACTTTCTGAAGTAAGAGGTTGGTTCAAGGATCCTAAATTAGAGGACATGGGAAGAAAATATTGGAAGAAAAGAAGTTATATCTTCCAAGGTTTTGTGAAAGATGATCCACTAAACGAAGAAAACACTCCAGAGAATCCAATTAGAAGATTTATAATTGGTCCACAAATATTCCAAATAATTAAAGGAGCATTAATGGATCCAGATATGGAAGATCTTCCAACAGACTCAACAAACGGTGTTGACTTCAGAATAATCAAAAC